AAGGTAAAATATTGTCCTGTATATGCCAAGCAAGCCCTGTCAAGGGAGTATAAAGCCTATCATGGCTTGCATGGCAACGATGTAGCTACAAGCCTATATGAAGAATGTATGGAGTTACCTGAAAGGAAGGAATAACTATGAAAATCAACTGGAAAGAGATTGGCGAACGTGCAGCATGGACTTTTGCGGAAGGCTTCTTGGTAGCCCTTCCTGCCACCTTCACCATCGGTATGGATGGTGCAGCATGGAAGTCTGCGCTGATTGGTGCAGCTATGGCAGGTCTGTCCGCACTGAAGACCTTTGCTATCGAGGTTATCAAGCAGTACAAAAACAAGTAAAAGGACTGATGAACCATGACAATTAAGCAGAAACTATGTTTGCTTACTTATCTTGGCTATTACGTTGGCGGAATCAACGATAAGTGGACTCAGGAAGCCGAGATAGCAACAGAAGCATTTCAGGAAGACTTCGGTGGTCTTAAAGTTGATGGAATCTGCGGTGCGAAAACTGAGAAAGCATTAACTCATGCTGTTGCCTATGGTATGCCAGCGAAGAAAGAGAACAAAGATTGGTGGAAGGATATTAGATTCTTTACCAAGGCAGAGTTCAAGTGCAAATGCGGTGGTAAGCATTGCAATGGCTACCCTGCGGAAATGAAAGAGAAGGTTGTTAAGATTGCCGATGGTGCAAGAGTTCATTTCAATGCTCCGGGAACTGTTGTCAGCGGTCTTCGTTGCAAGACACATAACGCTAATGAAGGCGGTGTGTCTAACAGTCGGCACATGAGCGGTAAAGCTATCGATCTTCGGATTCAGGGTGTGTCTGCGGATTCCCTGCTTACCTACATCCAGAAGCAACCGGGAGTTCGGTACGCTTACAAAATCAACAGCACTAACGTACATTTTGATATTGACTGAGAAAAGGGGAGAGCTTCGGCTCTCCCCTTCTTTTTTTATGCCTTGATTTCGTCCAACAATTCGCTGATGGTGTAGGCTTTTAACATCATAGCGAAACGTTGAGCCGGGTCTGCGGAGCTATCGTGGATTTCGATGGCTTCATTCATCTGCGCTTCCAGATAGGCAATGATTTCTTCTGCGGTCTTCATGGTATCACATCCTTTCTTAGTACTAACTGCATATTGCCGAACGGCTCTAGTAAGTTAGTACTACAACAAGGGCAAAAAAATATTAGTAGAAATTTACCCTTGTGATTTCCTTCTTCTCGGTAGTCCAGTATAGTTCGATAGATTTAATGAAAGATCGCCAGAAAGCTCGTTTGTAAGCATCGTCTAGGTTTTCGTATATGGACTTCCACCCTTCCTGCAGAATGGCTTCAATCTTACTGAAATCCTTTACAACAACATTGCTTTGCTCTGTTTCGACTCTTTCCAGCTCAGTCATCAATTCGGCATAGTCTTTCTCATACTGCTCTACTGTTCTGATCTTGCCTGTCTGCCATGAGTAATTCAGTCGGTCAATCCTTTCGTGGAGTTCTTCTATGCTTGTGTCTTGAATCTGCACCGTTTCGGAATCGGTGATTTCAACGTTCTCAATCTTTGCTTCCTCAAAGTAATGTTCTACTTTCTCAAGCAGCATACGCTCAAGCACATTTTCGCTTAGCGACTTGTTGAAGTCGCATCTGTTGTTCAAGCGGAAGTTAGGGCAGCGGTATCGTTTGTATCGGTATACTCTGCCACGAACATTGTTCACTTGCGTTCCACCAGCAAGTCTGCATCCGCAATGCGGACACTTCAGCAGACCAGTAAAGATGTAGTCTCGCTTCTCTGTGTTAGCCTTCACATTCATCTTCGTGATTTCTTGCAGTTTGTCAAATTCCTCTCTGGTCAGATATGCTTCACAATAGTTCGGGTTGCCCCGGTATTCTCCGCATAGCATTGTGTTCTCAAGCAAGTCGGATACAGAGTGGTAGGGCAAGCTGACATGGTGCTTTGAGTGTAAATAAGAAACTGCTCTGCGCTTGCTTTGGTGCTTGAAGATATATTCAAGCAGGTCTTCCATTACCTCTTTGTATTCCGGGTCTTTGACAACTTTCTTTCTTCCGGTTGCAGGATCGATTGCGTTCTTGAATCCGAATGGCTGCGAACTGCTTCCTACAAGCGGTTGTCCCGTTTGCACCTTGTACTCGTTGACAATCTTAATACGCTCGCCAGTTTGGTCAGCTTCCATTTCTGCAATGGTCAGCTTCATGTTGACTAGCATCCTGCCGTTTGCTGTTGTTAGGTCATATTCTTCCTCGGTGGCTGTCCATAGAACAGGACTCATTCGCTTCATTGCTTCGTGATATTCGGCTACGCTTCTGAAAAAACGGTCTAGCTTGATGAAGATACATCTGCTAAACTTCCCTTTTTCTGCATCCTGAATCATCCGCTGCAGCTCAGGGCGATTTCTGATTAGCTTCCTGCCAGATACACCCTCGTCAACATACCACTCTACTATTTTCATATTGTTCTTTTCTGCATACTCTGTCAGCTTCATCTTCTGAGCATCCAGAGACAGACCATGCAATTTCTGCTCCTGCGTCGATACACGCACATAAGCAGCTACACGTTCAACTTTTTCCATTGGCCTTCACTTCCTTTCGATATTCTAGTTGTTCGACAAATTGTCCGTTTTATCACCCCCTTTAATGGTGTAATATTACACTGATATCAGTTTCTAACAATTACCGTTGTTCAGATAATTCAATCTGTTATACAATAGGTATTGTGAAACGAACATTAGTTCTCGCCCCGGTGAAAGGAGAAATGCAGCATGACCGCAAAAAACGAATTACTTTCCTACATAACCACTTTAACACCAGAACAAGTTGACAAACTGATTAGTCAGCTTCCACGATTGACTTCATTACTCGAAGAATCATCTCCGCTTTGTCATCGGGAACAGACTTCGCAAACTGCATAAGTTTACGCTGATTCTCGGTAAGCCCATCGTCTTTGACGGTGGGCTTTTCTTTTTTGCTTTCCTCGCCCAAAAGGTAACCTACTGACACATTGAAATAAGATGCAATCTTTTGCGCTGTTTCTGCATTGACTCCCTTTTTCCGTCCGCTTTTTAGATCAGTCATCAGGCTTTTGCTTATGCCTAATTCCCGGCACATCTGCGCTCCTTTTATTCCTCGCCTTTCACATAACTCAGCGAGCCGTTCGTACAATGTTGCCATAATACTCCTCCTGTTTTTGGTCAAAACGTAAAAAGTACGTGACCACGTAATTTTGGTGTTGACAAGTACTTGTTCACGTAGTATTATAGCATCAGGCGGGACGTGAACACGTACTCTATGATATTTGTTGGCACTTTTATTATAGTACCGAAACACGTACTCGTCAATCAAAACGAACGTGAGGAGGTATTTTTTGTGAACGAATCCAAATTTACGGACTTCGGTTTGTGCGTAAAGACGGAACTTCTGCGGAAGGGCAAGGAACAGAAGTGGCTGGAAGAAGCTGTTTCTGAGTTGACTGGTCTCTTTGTCGACTCTGGCTATATGTACAAGATTCTGACTGGTCAGCGCAATGCACCGAAAATCGTATCTGCGATCCGCAACATTCTGGATATCAAGGAGTAAACAAGCGATGCAACCAAAAGGCAAAGACCTTCTGGCAACGCTGGTCAATCTTCTGGCAGAGCAAGAAGGAGTCAAAATTACATACAAACTGGAGGAAATACATAATGAGCGAGTTTGAACGTGAGGACATGGAACTGCAAGCCATGATGGGCGACAAGTTCCACGATGCCACCAGAGAGCCTGTAAAGGCAGAACCGAAGAAGGTATCCAAGGATACTACCACCGCAAAGAAATCCAAGCTGGGTATCCCTGACGAAGCCAAGGATGCTATCTGGTCACCTTTTAACGCTGAGCCTTGCTTCACTCAGAAGCTTATGAACTGCGCTAAGTGGGCAAGCCTGTTCACTGCCCTCTATCTGCTGTTCTACTACTGGCAGTGTACTGGACAGATGCAGCCTTCCGCTTCTTTCCCGGCTATGACGGTCTGTGCTGTTATGGTGGGTTGGAGCTTCGGCAAGTACGCATTTCGGGGAATCGGAAATGATTGAGCAGATGATGTACTTCGACCCGGAGTGTGAGCCGACACATCAATGTCCGCTGTGTGGGCGAGAGTGTTTTGGCGATATCTGCGAGAGGTGCCGGGAACGGCTTGAGTCCGCTGATCCCGATGTAGATTACGAATAAAGGAGAATGATTATGTGCGATTTTGAAAGAATGGTTGCTGTTAGCAACAACGAGTATGCGGATTTGGTTTCCGCAGCCAAGGAAGTCAAGATGCTTCGCAATCTGCTTCAGAAGAAGCTGAATAGCTACGGTGGCATCAGCCACAGCGAGCTGGAAGACATCTGCACCATGTTGGGCATCAAGATTAAGGAGGACTAATATGAACATTTTTCAGAAGATGTCTGCTGTAACCAATGAGTTGCAGACCGTGGCGAAGAATCTGGTTGTCAGCACTGGCAAGAACAACAGTTACAAGGCTGTGTCCGAGCGTGACATCATCGATGCGGTTAAGCCTCTGGAACTCAAGCATGGCATCTATTCCTATCCCTTAGACAGACAGATTATCGAGAGCCAGACCCTTGAGAGCGAGAGCGAGTATCAGGGCAAGGTCACGAAGAAGACCACCTTTTTCAGCCGAATTAAGACCACTTACCGCTTCGTCAATGTCGAGAAGCCTGACGAGTACATTGACATGGTTACCTTCGCAGAGGGTATTGATGCTCAGGACAAGGGTTCTGGCAAGGCTATGACCTACGCTGACAAGTACGCACTGATGAAGGCATACAAAATCAGCACTGGCGATGATCCTGACCAGAATGCTTCCGAAGAAGTCCATTACAACAATGTCCGGGCAGGAAAAGCAGAACAGTCCAAGGCTAAGCAGTCCACTCCCAGAGATAAGCTGATTGCCCGACTGCATGACCTTGGCATCAACGTTCATGCCTATGCCAAGGCAAACAATGTCAATGCCAATACTTCCCCCGAAGAATTTACCAGACTGCTGAAGGAGTTGGAGAACGCATGAAAGTGAAGGAAGCACTTTACGGCGAGTTCGATGTCTCTGAAGACAGAGATAAATACATAGGCGGTTCGGATATCCCGGCAATTTTGGGAATCTCCAAGTTTACTACCAGATGGCAGCTTCTCTTGGAGAAGGCTGGTCTGGAAGAGCGGAGTTTCGCTGGCAACCGTTTTACTGAGTATGGTCACATCATTGAACCGCAGATTCGTGACCACATCAATCTGACCTACAACACCACCTTCATCCCGAACCGGGTTATCAACGGTGACCTGAGACTCCACACGGACGGATTCAACGGTGAGTGTGTGCTGGAAATCAAGTCCACTTCTGATATCCATTCCACCGTAGATGGCTACAAGGTGTATCTGGTTCAGCTTGTGAAGTACATGGAGCAGAACGAAGTTGAGAAGGGCATTCTGGCGGTCTACCACAGGCCAGAGGACTTTGACCCTCTCTTTGAAGCACAGAGATTGCAAGTCTTTGAAATCCTCTTAGACGATTACAGAGAGCTTCTGGCTTATGTGAACAAGGAACTTGACAAGTTCCGTCAGGACTTGGAGCGACTGAAGGAGAATCCTCTCTTAAGTGAGCAAGACTTTCTCCCTGCTGGCAATCTGGTTGTATTGGCTGACAAGGTAGCCAAGTTTGAGAATCAGTTAGCTGCCATGAAGGAAATCGAATCCCAACTCAAGGAAGCGAAGAAGCAACTCTATAACGAGATGCTGAAGCGTGATGTGAAGTCATGGACGATGCCCAACGGCACGAAGCTGACTAGGGTGGATGAAGTTCCTGCTGGGACAAAACGAGTCACAGAGTTCGATGTAGAGGGCTTCATGGCAGACAAGCCTGAGTTGTACCACAGTTATTGCCGAATGGTCGAAAAGAAAACCAACGGCAAGGCTGGCTATGTCCGCATTACGGTGAAGTGATATGTATGATTTGAGTGGCAAGATTCATAGCGTTACGTTCGACTATTTCTCTGGCAAGCCCATGGTTACCTTTGAATTGAACGAGGTTGGAAGTGCCAGAGAGATGGTGGACGAGCTAAAGAGTCATGATAACCTGACAGTTAAAGTCGGAAAATTCAAAAAGAAGCGCAGTTTAGATGCCAACGCTTACTGCTGGGTGCTGATTGGTAAGATTGCCGAGAAGACCAACGTACCGAAGAACGAGGTATACCGGGAAGCGATTCGGGGAATCGGTGGCAACTACGAGATAGTCTGTGTCAAAGAAGAAGCTGCCGACTCCCTGAGAAGCGGATGGGAGCGAAACGGCATCGGATGGTGTACGGATACCATGCTTTCCAAGCTGGATGGCTGCACCAATGTGATGCTTTACTACGGATCGTCCACTTACGATACGGAGCAAATGAGCAGACTGATAGACAATATCCTGCAAGACTGCAAAGCACTTGGCATTGAGACGAAATCTCAGGACGAGATTGACAGTCTACTAAATTCTTGGAGTGGTAAGAAATGAGCAAATCCATTCTGCAAGACGAGAAGAAATGCTATATCACAGGGCAGACAAACAATCTGCATCGCCACCACATCTATGCAGGTGGCAGACGGAAAATCAGTGAGCGAGAAGGCTTTTGGGTGTACCTTGCACCTTGGCTGCACAACACATCTGACGAAGGTGTACATGGCAAGAACGGTCATGCACTGGACTTGATGCTGAAGCAGCACTGCCAGATGGCTTACGAAAAAAATCATAGCCGGGAAGAATTTATGGCTCTGATCGGCAAGAACTATTTAGATTAAGGAGTTTTTAATTATGGCTTTGAATCATGTTTCTATTATGGGTCGCATTTGCAACGATATCGAACTTCGCAGAACCCAGAGCGGTGCTGCTGTTGCCAGCTTTACTCTGGCAGTTGACCGGGACTTCAAGAGTGCTTCTGGCGAGAAGGAAACCGACTTCATTGAAGTTGTTGCTTGGAAGAATACCGCTGAGTTTGTCCAGAAGTATTTCGGCAAGGGCAAGATGGCTATTGTAGCTGGCAGACTTCAGACCAGAAGCTGGACTGACAAGGAAGGTCACAAGCGTAAGACTTCTGAAGTTGTTGCCGATAATGTCTACTTCGGTGACAGCAAGAAGGATTCCGATGCTCCTGCTGCAAACAACTTCGCACCTCTGGAGGACGAAGATGCCAACCTGCCGTTCTGAGTCTTTTAGAATCTACTACCCAAAAAGCAAAGCGGAACTGAAGCGGTGGACGAAGGAATACGGCGTGAATGCCTACTATGCCGGGAAGCACTGGTCTCGCCGCAAGCAGGATGCTGAATACTGGCACTTGCTGACAAGAAGCGCATTAAACAAGCAGGAAGTACGCAGGACACCATTTGAAAAGCCAGTGGAGATATCCTTCCTCTGGAATGACCGACTGGATATCGACAATCACGCTGTTATGGGCAAGATGATTGTCGATGCCCTAAAGGGCAGACTTATCAACGATGATAACCGCAGGTGGGTGAAAGGTGTGTGCCACTACTTCCACGATGAAGATTATATCCTGATTCAAATAAGGGAGGTATAACCAGTGAGTAAAGCAACACAGGCTGAGAGGGTGCTTGCTTATATCGAGCAGTTTGGCAGCATCACTCAGTATGAAGCATTGCAGGATTTGGGATGTATGCGTTTGGCTTCCAGAATCTCCGATTTGAAGAAAAACGGCATCCCGATTCAGAGTGAAACTATCACAGTCAAGAACCGCTTCGGTGAGAACTGCTATGTCAAGAAGTACAGTCTGGCGGTGGCTGCGGATGGCTGATATCAAGTGGATTAAGATAACAACTGATATTTTCGATGATGAAAAGATTCTTTTGATTGAATCTATGCCATCTGCCGACAGTATCATTGTTATCTGGCTGAAGCTACTGACCTTCGCAGGAAAACAGAACAATGACGGAGTTTTCCTTATGTCGAATCGGATTGCGTACACGGAAGAAATGCTTGCCAGCATTTTCAGACGAGATATCAACCTAGTTCGGATGGCACTGAGAACCTTTGAGCAGTTCGGCATGATTGAGATTATCGAGAACGTTATTACAATCCCGAACTGGAACAAGCACCAGACTTTGGATGCCTATGAGAAGAAAAAAGAGCGAGATCGTCTGTATCAGCAGGAGCGGAGAGCAAAGCAACGGCTGTTGGCTGCTGGTTCGGCTGACGAATCGTCTGACAGTAAAACTACACCATCGTCTTACGTCGCTGTTTCAGAAGAAGATAGAGAAGAAGAATTAGATAAAGAAAAAGAAAAGAGAATAGATAGTCAACAAGTAGTTGACCTATACCACTCCATCTGTGTTTCTTTCCCTAAAATTCGTTCTTTATCGGATGCCAGAAAGAAAGCTATCAAGGCTAGACTGAAGGTTTATAGTCTGGAAGATTTCAAGACAGTCTTTGAAAACGCTGAAAAGAGTTCCTTCCTGAAGGGCGAGGATGGCGGCTGGAAGGCATCTTTTGACTGGCTGATAAAAGAAGCCAATATGCTGAAAGTTCTGGAAGGGAACTACGCTGACAAGCCCAAGAGATACGGCAGAAAAGAGCCTGTTCCCGGCTGGTGCGAACCGACTCTGGGAGATGCCGAACTGGAAGCTATTCAGAAAATGTTTAAGGACGATGTTCCTACAGTTGGCAACGATGCTGAGCTTGCAGACAGGGCTGAAAAGCTGAGACAAAGTTTATTGGGGTGAAAACAATGAGTTTTTCGTGCAAAGGGTGTCCAACACGGACACCCGGATGCCATGACCATTGCGAGAAGTACCAAGCTGAAAAGGCTGAGTACGAAGCAATAAAAGAGCAGATAAACAAAGAGAAGACTGTACGGCAAGGTTGCAATGAACAGATATATGCTGCAATCGGAAAAGCACAGAAATCTCACGGCAGAAAGTTCAGAGGTTTGCGTGGATAAGTATTGCAAGGACTGTTACTACTACAAGAAGATGCACTCGGAGACGGATAGGTGCTGTTGCTACATTTTCATCGAGTACAAGCGAAGACCATGCGATCCAGGAAAGGACTGTACAGTTAAGATACCCATTAAAATCTATTCAAAATATAAAAAGGAGAAAGCACAATGAGAAAGTACGAATTTACTGGGGAAGTTATGACTTGGATCGACAGAACACTGCATCAGATTAGAGCGGTGGTTGCGTTCGGTGATGTCGAAGTGGGAGAAATCGGTGGATGGATTGAGAAGGAAGAAAACCTTTCCCATGAAGGCAACGCTTGGGTCTATGGCAACGCTTTGGTCCATGGCAACGCTAGGGTCGAAGGCAACGCTTGGGTCGAAGGCAACGCTAGGGTCGAAGGCAACGCTAGGGTCGAAGGCAACGCTTGGGTCGAAGGCAACGCTAGGGTCGAAGGCAACGCTAGGGTCGAAGGCAACGCTTGGGTCTATGGCAACGCTAGGGT